CAAGATAAGACTTATAGGTGTCGAAAGGTGACAATTTAGGTAACCCCATTGAAGCATAATATATTTACCCGTCAGTATTATAACAGGTATTGATATATTCAGCAATACCTTCTACCATTCTTTTTAGCGTCTCTATTGTTATCACCCCAGTCACCCCAGTAAAGGTTATCTAGAGAGTAATTGAGACGATTATCATCACGGTGTAGAACCAGAGGTTTATTGTCAGGGTTCGGAATAAATGCTGCCGCAAGAAGTTGATGTATTTTACCTCTCTTCTTGACACCAGGTCTCCGTAAAGTGTATGCAGGATAAGCGTCTTTATCTTTAGAATCATAGATGACTTTAAGATAACCGCCTCTACTACCCTTACGCGGTTTAGAATATACTCTACCGTCTTCGTAGATAATATACTCTGGAAAGTCAGGAATTTCTTTGCTATTCATAATAGGTCTGTGGTTAGATATATTTATTATATCATACACAGATAAAGGGGGTCAAGCCTTGTCTGAATAACCACAGACCGACAGGACTTAACCCCCCCTAGGGTAACATATTTTTTTGGAAATGTCAACCCTTCATAAAGGAAGTTTAGCATGAGATGTTTTCTTGAGAAAGTTCAAGTCCATTGCTTCGCACTTGATTTTCTCTTTCAAAGGTTTTGAGATCAGTTTAGGAACTGTCTCGATGTCAACATTATTCTTATCGCAGAAGTGAATGATGGCATCAATATACTTCATGTCTTTATTGTCTTTCACCAGAGTTTCAATCTCCTCGGTGAACTTACGGGAGCAATAGAACTTGCTCTCTAGAAGTTTATTGATTTCGTTATTCTCAGGCATAATCTTGTAACTTGAATTCAACAAACTCTCTAATATATTCGGAAAGTAACTTGATGTACTTTCTTTTGTCATACTCTTCATAGACAACACAATCCCCGTCCTCACAGGACATAATGATTACAAATTTTTTAACAGCAATACCTGTCAACTCATAAAGCATACAGGCATAAGCAGCGCATTGAACGAAATAGTGTTCAATCCATTCCTTGGGTTTCGGTTTCTTAGATGTCTTGAAGTCAATGATAGCGAGTTCACCATCATATTCTGCAATACAATCTACTGTTCCAGCAATACCAAGTTTTAGACTGTAGAGAGAGGATTCGAGAGCATGAATATTATTTATCTTGTTGAGTTTGGGTTTAGATTGCCTGAACAGCATATCAGAAAGAGGTTGCACTTGCGGGAGAACCTCATCATTCTTTAGGTAATGTTCAACCAATGTATGCATATCAGTTCCACGACTTGTAGCAGCCTTTGTGATACGATTTGCCTCATCCTCACCAATCTTCTTTCTCCAATTAACAAAGATCTCACGATTGATGTGACTAATGACAGAGGTGATAGATACTAATTTTTGTCCATCAGGAGCATCATAGTATCTAACACCATCAATGGTCTGCCGATCAAGTTTTGGAATCTCAATATCTACATGTTGAAACATTACATACCCAATTCAAGTTTTGTCATGATGTACTCTTTAACGAGTCCACTTCTACAGATATCTTCTGCAGCAAATTCGATTATACCAAATGATGGCATATTTTGCAAGATTCTCATGAAGTCCATAATGCCAGTTCGTTCTGATGTCTTCACCAGGTCAGTCTGAGTAGCATCACCACAGAACATAATCTTGGAGTCTTCACCAATACGGGTGATGATTGAATCCAGTTCGTGGAAGTTCAGGTTCTGGAATTCGTCAACAATGATGATAGCATTGTCGAAGGTAGTTCCTCGGATGAATGAAGTGCTCCAAAAACTGATGGTACCTTGTGCCTTCAGGTTTGCATAGAGCATATCGAAGGCAGCGTCATCTGGCATCTCAAACATATACTTTACCATATTCTTATATGGAATCTGGTAAAGGGATGACTTATCCTCATGGTCTCCAGGAAGGAATCCAATCTCTCTGGTTGCTACAAGAGATCTGACAATGTAGATCTTCTCATAAGGAGACCTGGGATCAAGAACTTCCTTGAGAGCATTGTACAGAGTGATAAAGGTCTTACCAGTACCAGCACAACCATACGCTACCAGGTTTTGATCTTTCTTGTAGAGTTCAAAGAAACTTTCCTGGTTCTCTGTTAACGGTTCAATCTTCTTAATGTAATCAAGATTGATAGGCTTTTTCCTTTTCATTTGTCTGTTACTCATACCAAAGGGGACTGGATTGGTGCCGATACCTGCTTTTGCTTTTCTGGGCATTCGTTTAATCGTAGTGTTTCAGAGTGCTGCCTGGTTGCTTCTTGGCGGTTGAAATAACATCCTTCCAACCAGGGTGTTTGGTGTAGATCTTGTTAAAGGGATCTCCCATCTCAACACCCATGCAGGGAGCATTATCGGGAGTGTAGTACCTCTCCCAATTAGGATTGTCTTTTAACCACTGGTCCCAGTCATGAATACTCATGACCACTTCTTTGGTTTCACCAGTTTCCTTGTGCTTTACTGGATAAGTTGCCATAACTAATTCATTTTATTGTTGTATTTATTACCATTCAAGAGCTTCTGCAATCACAGGGAACTGCTCTTTGAAGATAGATTTGCACATCTCTGCAATTTCCATGTGCTCTTTCTGAGTGCCATTTGCATCCCTCAGATCAATGTAGTGCATCCAACTGCGCAGAGAACCTGACATATAAAGTCTGGTAGGAGTTGCCAAAGGAAGCACAAAGCGTGCACACTCTTTTGCCACACCATTATCAAGTAGATGCTGATACAGACTCATACCTTGCTTGAAGTATGTGTCAATCTGCCGCAGTGAAAGTTCTACAAACTCTGGATCCAAGTCGTCAATAGAATTCTGACGATTCTTGGTGTCTTGACGGCGAAGTTCAGGGAGCGGGATCGTCTCCGCGAGTAGGGAAGAATCAGCATAGCGTTGTGAAAATTCCTGGAATGTGAAGGACCTATGACGCAAAATCTGAGCTGCCAGACCACGGGTAGTCTCAATCTCCAGAGTCATAAATGCCTGCTCGAAGATGCTCCAGTGCTTGTGCTTAATACAATATTTAAGCAGACCAGCAAACTTCTCATTGTCCTGGTTGTTGGGGTTACTGACACGGGCACAGTATGCAATGTGTTGCTCTGCACCTGGAGTAACGGAAACTAATTTTACTTGTTGCATTGGTCTTCTCCTTTAACAAATTTCTTGCGACACTTTTTGACTTCTTTCAGTTCATCCTTGATCATCTGATAAGCATCTTCTGCAGAAATCTTTTTTGCCATTTCCATAGCAGTGATAATTTCTACCCTTGTGCCAAAATGTTTCAGTGCTTCTTCAAAGCAGTTTAGTTCTTCATACATCTGACTCGTCCCCATAAAAAACTTCATCATAGTCATCGATGTAAGGAACTACTTCCTCATACTGATAATTTGCCAGTGAATTGTCCTCAAGAAGTTCTTCCTTAAGACCCTCAAGAACCACCTCAAGTTTGCAAATCAGTTTTTGAACTCTCTCTTTATTCATTTCCTGCCATTAATAAAGTAAGCATTGAAGTAGGCAACGATGCCATGTGAGATTTGATTGCCCTGGGAAATCCATTCATCAGCACACTCATAGATGTCCTGAGTCGAATATGAAACCTGATCAACCCGAACACTCCCATATTTTAGCATGAGAATACTCAGACACTCCTCTCTAAGTTTCATCCTTTCAGGAGTATATCGCCAATCATTAGTCTGGGTATCCATCGTCATCATCAAAGATTTCATCGTAATCGTGGAGGGTTTTATCTTGAAACTCAAGATACTTTTTAGTGTCAGAATAGACTTCTGCCTCTAAAGTTTCTACAAGCATCTTTAAGTTTTTTACTATGAGTTTGAGTTTTTCTCTTTCCATATGATAGAGTCTTTCAGGTTATCTTAGCATAAAAAAAGAGGGGTAGTCAACCCCTCTACACAAATAAGTTATTTGACAGGGCAGTGACCTGCCATGCAAAGTTGTGCAGTCTTCAGTTTCTTATCCTTGACTTGCTTTGCCTTAATGACAGAAAGCCAATTCTTGTTTACTGAAGTCTTCATGATACCACCTCTACCTTCTCAGTATGCTTAACACCTCTGTAAGTTTCGATTACAGTGTGCTCTTCATGCTTTTGCTGGCAAGGGCGATGTGCTGTGTCATACTTGACACCACGATAAGTAACTTGCATTTGTTTACTCCTAAAGAAATGGGATTGTTGCCCCGTTCCTTCAGTCGTTTGCGGACTATGCTTGTGACTCAAAGCAAGAAGGATCAGTTCCTTCAAGAGTTCTAGTTATGAAATCATCCTTTTGGGCGATATCAAGTAACTTAGAACGTGTGATACGTTCAATCATCCAGGAAGATTGATCACAGTTCAAATAATGAGCAGGATCAACTGGATTCCTAGTAATCAAATTAAAGAAGATGAGTGCTTCAACCATAGTCTGAACGCTCCGTTCCGCGACTTACTTGCGTCTCATTCGCCATTTGCGAATAGCGAATGGGATGAACGACAGGTCTATTATAGACCTCATGTATTATATATGTCAAGCTTCGAAATCTTTTGCTTCTTCCACCAACTTAGAAATTACAGTCTCTGTTCCATCCATAGTCTTGACTGCGAACAGACTAGACTTCTGATACTTCTTCAGTTTCTTATACTTCTTAAGCAACACTGCTAGTTGCTCTGGTGGAAGATCAAACTCTACATCAAAACCTTTGGTCATCTTTTCTTTTTCTCCTTCACTTGCAAAGGGTCCTCCCAGACTTTAGGGTTCAATCTACCTTCAGTCTGAGTAAATTTAATCAATCCCTCTCTATATCTGTCCCAATAGTGGTCGAAGATATCAACCTTCTTATTACAAATCACTATGTCCCACTGCTTAACATTATCTTTGATATACTCTACCAAGTATGTGGTACAAGGTAGAGATCTATCGTTTGCTAATTCTGGATCACAGTTTTCACGAATGATTTTGATCTTACTCAAGATCTGCCGCCCCACTGGATATCAGGGAATGCCTGTGTTACAACTGATTGATTGATTTTGTATCTGCTAGCAAGTGCTTTATCTTTAACCAAGCAAAGAATATCTGCTTCTTGGGGATGAAGACCTTCAAGCATCTGAATGAACATTGTCTCACGGCGGGTCTGTGAAAGGGAATCATTACCACCCTTCACAAAGTGATAAAGGTTCTTCCACTCTTTGCGCAGAGAAGTGTGATCAGTTCCAACGGGAACTTCATTCCTCTCATAAGGGACTTCACCTTCAGGAACCATAGAGATAACAGTGTCATCAAAGTTCCAAATCAGAATAGCTTTCAAACCATCAAAACTATACTGCTTTAGAACTTCTACTTTCTTTGCTGCTGTTCTCTGCTTGCTTACAAGATCAAGAATCTCAAATACAAAGGGATTTGGGGGCAATTTTGTAGTTGCTGCTGGAGTTGACTTTTTAGTCGTCGTCTTCTTCTTCGTAGTCGGAGAAGTCATTTTCAAACCTCACTGCTAAAATTTCATCTGGGATAAGGTCTCCGTTCTCATCAAACATTTCAGGGTGATACTTATTGATTTTGATCTCTTGTAAGTAGTCCTGCGCAATGTATCCAATTACTAATCCTACTAAGAGAAATAAAATGGATATAAGAGAAGCGAAGGTAAGAATTGTTGCCTGCATTTACTTTCTCCGAGAGATTCTTTTTCTAAAATCTAGATGAAGTTCTAGGTAAAAGTCAATCTCTCA